AGTACTGCATAACCGTTACCTGCTTTATCTACTGTTGGTTTCCAAATACGATCGTCGATATACGATTTCTTTTCTCCGCTCCCACCGCTGGTAGCTTCTGCTGCTTGAATAAGTTTGGAGATTGTGTCCCTATTGGACTTTAGATTTGCGAATGACATATATTATTATCCTTATATAGCTGAAATATGTTACTGTAATATTATACAACATACATGTGTTGTTGTACATGTTATATATACTAGTCTGCAAATGCAGAATCTAGTGTGTTTTGTTTTGGCAAAAAGTTTAAAGCCATTGCCTCGGCTTCGATTTTGTCTCTAATAATTGGAGAGACAAATTTTTTCATATCTTCTGGTTCAAGATCGTTCTTGTCGCAGAGATATAATACTGCATCCATATAACCAATCTTTAATTCACTTACTGTTCCTTCAACAAGGCCAGTAAATTTAGATTTAGTTAAAAATTCTTGTTCGATTGTCATGTAAATACCCTTAATATAATAGTTTCGTTATTGATTCGCCCATTTGCTTCACTAACTTTACTAGTTAAACCATCTATTTCTTTTTGTATTTGAATAGGTGTTTTCTTTAGTATAAGCGGTAAAAAGTCCATAGGTTTTCTTAGCGTTAGTTTCTTACTAGCTTCTTTATTAAAATTCTTAATAGTAGAACCTGATATTTGAAATCCACCAACTGCGTCAGTTTCATAATAACTAAGTTGACGATATTTTGTATTGAATACGAATAACTTAGTTTTCCCAACTATTTGTGCTGGATTGATCGATACGATTTTAAAATCAGTATCTTCTTTTTTGTAATTTAGTTTTGATACTTGTTTATCAATAGAAGCTACTCTTGGAATTTTTATTTTTCGACTAGCTTTTGTTGCAGCTTTAATTCTTTCAAGATCTGCTAACATTGATTGACATTCTTTAATACGTCGGTTGAGTTCAGGTCGCGATAAATGCGAATAGCCTTCTACTGCTTGTTCACAACGCTTATGATAAGCGTCTTCATAATCAAGCAACCATCCCTCAACCATCGTACGTACTGGAATAGTGGCAGATCCACTTAGTCCATGTTTACCAAACATTTGGTAAACGTCTAAAGAAGCTTTTTCACCTTCGATCCACGAGTCTTCAAGAGAAAGGAGATCTTGTATAATCGTGTTATTGATCTTTCGTTGGAGGCGAAGTTGAGGAGAGATCGTAATAACATTGCTATTACTTTTCGCCTCCAACTTTTTGGCATTATATATGGCTTTACCGCTTTCGCAAAGTTCAGCTAGCTTCTTCATCAAATGAGCTTTCGCTTCATCTGATCTTTGTGTGACTTCTTGCCCAGTATTGTACCAAAAAGCAATAGCGCCACGATATTGAATTACAAAATTATATTCAGCGTTTGCTAAAATATATTTTGCATCTGTTTTATTAAAATTAGTTTTTATAAATGTTTTTAGTTGTGCGATAATATCTTTCTTATCGACTTCAACTTGAAAATAATCTAGGACAGATCGTAAACCCTTTTCGATTGGTGCACCATTTACACCACTACGAACTTTCGCTCTAACTGTTTTCTTTCTTAATTTTTTTCCTTTAAGCGCTGTGATTGCAGCCATGATGTCTCTCCTCATCAAAAGTTAATAATATTCTAGTATCTGTTGTAGATATATACATCGCATTCAATTGCATTGTTGATTCCACCAACTACTCCACCCCAATAATCATATTGAACTAGACCTTTTGATGTTGAAGTTTTCATCTTTACTTTAGCACCGCGACCTTTAATATCAATACGCTTTTTAATGTGGATTCCATTTTCATATTTTCCCCAAGATTTGCCTTTATTCATTATTGAAATAGCATGTCTTAGCTCAGCTAGTTTAAACATATCTGATGCATCGTCTCTCACGATTGTACCGATATAACTATCATTGTCATTTGCTTTAATATACATTATGTTTTCCTTTCTTCATTATATAGGTCTATTCTACCACATTTTAAAGGTAATGTACATGCTTATTTTTCTTTTTTATAAAAAATATGTTCACCAATAGTAGCAGTACGTTTCATCTGTTTAGTCCACTTTGGTTCTTTGATATAATCTGCATGGTACCACAATGCGCCATTAACTATATCTTTATGAGCGTTATGCATAACTTGAAGTGATGACCTAACTGCTTGTTTCCAAGCATCGTGATCTGTGTTTCTTATATCGTCAGGTTTTCCATCACAGTACCAACTAAATTGACATTTATTTTTTACTGGATATTCTTTTTTAGGATCTTTCCATGATGCTCGAGTTGGTCCTTGAAAAACAACTTTACATATCTTATTTGGATATAAGTCAGAATCAACTCTATTCATAACAACTTGGTTTACTGCAATCATACCTTCGTAACTTTGATTGCGAGCTTCCCAATAAGCATTAAGTGCTAAACACATGAGCGCTGTTTTTACTATCATCGATCATGACCAGTTTTGTGTAGCGATCCACTTCTGGATTTCGCCATATGTTGGTTTAGTATCGCTTGTATGAAAATGCACACTTGCACAACCTTTACCATCATTAGTTTCTTCTTCTATCATCCAAGTATAATAATTATCTGGATGTAAATCGATTTGAATTCTAAACTTAGAATGTAAGTACTCATAACGTGGTCGACCACTTGCTTCTAATTTTAAATTTAAAGGGGTTTCAATAGCCATTAGTTTCTCCTCATTTGTGCATATGATTTTGGATCATCACCTCGACCAACAGGTACTGTATTCGATTTATGTAACGTTGCGAGTCCAGTGATGTAATCTCCTGAATATTCGTTTACTTGCCTTTTATATGCGATGGCAGTAATACGATCCGAAGTAGGAATTGCTCTATCGGTTTTATAATTAGGGACTTTATTGCCACTACTTTTTTCCTTATTTTGTAGCTGTGATGGATGTACACCTTTTTTCATTAACCAAGCATCATGTTTTGCCTGAGCTGCGGCCCATCCTGGGCTTCTTTTTTCTTTACGTCCTTTAGTATTTATACTAGACATACCACGTATTAGATGCATTGTCATTCAGATTCTCCTAACCATTCTTTATGCCAATGTATAGCAGCATATACAACACGCATAGGATATTCTTGTAATCCATAACCTGTACCTGCACCAAGTGATTCTTTTTCAACCAGTGATTTGTGATGATGAGTTACATTATCAAATTCATTAAGTAATCTTTTACATAGCAAATCATAATCTGTATCTGTAAGAACAGTAGTGTCTTCTTTATAATACAGATAAGATGAAGTCAAATAATAAGTAAGTAATTGATTTGGCTTCAATTCATTTATATTAGGATACACAGTCATATTAGTTCCAACCTTCAGTTGACTCATATTCTTTCTGCTCACGCATGCGATCACCGTAGTGTTCTTCACAATATTTAGGTGCATCTGTCCATGCGTAGATGTTGTCATCTCCAGCGAACTTATCCATAAAAGATGTTTCATCTCTTTTAACAGATGCTTCTAGGCCCATCTTTTTGTTGAACTTTTTAGTAACTTTTCTTAAAGCTTCCATACGCTCTTCAGTGGACATATTCTTCGTAATAATTATTTTTGACATATTTTTCTCCTCAATGTCTGTTTTCATTTTATAGGTCTATTATACCACACCGGCCGGGTATGTACATGTTTATTTTCACTTTTATGCGTTTTTTTTCGTTTTAAATTTCTCCAATAAATGTCTCCAACCCCGAGAGGAGAACAAAATGAAAATGGGGCTGGAGAATTTCTAAGCATTAACTATAATCTTTAAAGTTTTTGATATCTTCGTTATCGTCAAAACCTATAGTATAAGCGATAATTTCTTTTTCAGTCATCTCTGACTTTTCTACTCGTAGACCTTTACTTGTACCTTCAGGCCAATAATGCGGATCGAAAGGTCTTTGATAATAACTATCTGCGCCGCCTCTATCGTATGGCGAACCGTGTTCCATAGAAAGGTTAGTATCGTAATCTTTTTCTTTCATAATATATCTCATTGAGAAATCTCCATCAAATTCCAATCATCTAAAGAATCCTGCATAAACTGAACTGGATCTCCATCTCTACCTTTTTCAATACCATAAGGCATAGTAGATCTAGCGAAAAATTCAAATAACTGAAGATATAATTCGGTGCCATATATTTGCATAAGATCACCAGATTCTTGCATTGTTTTAGCATCTTCTGGAAACGTTGCTAATATATCCATTGCCATTTGTTTATCACTCATCCACATTAGTTCATGCTCCAACCGAGGTTTTCAGCTGACCAATCATTTCCTTTATCTTTGATGATTGCCATAACAGCGTTATCTCTTGGAAGTGAATCCATACTTCTTAATGCTTTAGCAGCAATTGCTGGTCTATCAGCAATAATAGATATTAAAACAAGTTCGGTATCAAAAGCATCTTGCTTATACATATCAACCATATCTTCTTTGATTGCCCACTTTGACTTAGCTTGTTTTTCTAATTGTTTAATTAGTTTGTTTAGATTTTTCATTTTAGATTCTCCTCAATCTTTACGTTTTTTCATTTTATAGGTCTATTATACCCTATTTTTTAGCCTTTGTACATGCTTTTTTTCATTTTTTTATCTAATAAAATCAATGACTTAGCAA